TTCAGGTTCTACGAAAATATCAACAATAGATTCTATTTCGATTTTACCAGAAATCTCGTCAGAATCGAGATTTAATTTTTTATCTTCTACGTCAGAAGAGAGATTTGTAAATTTCTTCATTAAACAATCGGTTTTTAATATATATATAAAATTTAAAGGAATAAAATGTCAAAATTAGTAAACTTGAACACAATCAGTGATTCAGACCAAATCGATAAGATCTTGGATTCTGATCTGATGATATTTGAAGATGTTCAAGGATCAAAAATATTAGTTCAATGGGATGGTGAAAAATTCACGATAAAACCAAAATCTTTATCTTCAGAACCTATCAACCTAGTTGATTTAGCTATGCAGAACTATTATAACGCGGCTTTTGACTACCTTAATTCGTTAGATAAAAGAGTGAAAACATTACTCAATAAAAAGTGGTGGTATGTTTTTGAGTATTTCTCTGATAATCAACCTGCTAATATAGCTTACACAAGAACCCCAAAAAACGGATTAGTTCTAACATCCATCATTAAAGGTCGTGATTATAACTATACTATCGAGGAGCTTGATGAATATTCCAGACTTTTCAATGTTGATCCTCTGCCGATTATTTTTCGGGGAAGACTTTCACAAAAAACAAGAGAAGCTATTAAATATTTTCTCAACACCTCTGAGAAAGATTTAGAATATGTTTTTGGTGAAAAATCTTTTGCTTTTTTCTTTTACAAAATACTTAACCCTAACACACAAAACTCTTTTCTGATGGAAGATGAGTTTCAAAATAATCTAGAAAAACTGATTATTAAAACACCAGATACCGAAACAACATTTGCTATCTTAAATCCACTCTATAAAAAAATATCTGATAATGGATCTACTGAATTTGTTGAAGTATATACTCTTATTTTAGTTAACTTTTTGAGTTTTTGTCAATCCGTGGATCTGAAACGTATAAAGTTGGATGCCACCAATCGTGAAGAAGCCTATATTAGCCTAATATGTAAACTATTTAATGTGTATATGACCGAGGTTAAATCTGATGTTTTAGATTTTGAGTTTACGATACCTCATTTTTTCAATAAAGATAAGTTTAAAATAAATCGTGAGCTTATTTCTGATGTAGCTACAAAGAATATTATCTCACAAGATCCGAAAATAGAATATATCTTCAAAGTGGTCCTGGGATCATTCAACAGAAAAAAGAAAAAACCGATTGGTGTTTTTAATAATAATACCTTAAATCTTTTCAATAATTTTGTAGATACTTTAGAAGCTCGTGTTGATGAGTATCTTAACAAAAAATCAGAAATAGAACTCACCAAAAAGGGTCTTCTAGATTTTAGTGATTATTTTGATATTAAATATGATACTGATTCACAAGGTCAAGTTTATCCAGATGTCTATAAAGAGTTTGAGAAGGGAGCTGATGAGAAATCTAAAAAAGATAAATCACCAAAAGGATTCTCAATTCCAGAAAAAAAACCTTGAACTTTTAATCTATAATATCATACCTATTAGGTATTATAAATAATTATATTTTTTATAGTAAAATATAGAAAAAAAGTTGAAAAAATACTACTTTACAGATTTATATTTTAATATATAGATCTATGAAATATAAAGTAAGTGAATATGCTAAATTGAAAAACGTTACCTACCGAACCGTTTGGAACTGGATAAAATCAAATAAGATAGACTATCAAACTACAAACACCGGTGGTCTGGTTATAGTTGAAGAAGATCCCAATTCAAATAAAGAGGTAGCAGTTTATGCTCGTGTTTCTTCATCAGAGAATAAAGATAATCTAGAAAGACAGAAAAATAGATTATTGGACTATTGTGCTTCTAGAGGATATAAAGTTTCTAGTATAGTAACAGAGATTGGATCTGGATTGAACGATAAAAGACCAAAATTAGAAAAAATTCTAACAAATAGATCTATAAGTATAATTGTAGTTGAACATCGGGATAGATTATCAAGATTTGGATTTAATTATATAGAAAAACTATTAAATTCAAATGATAGAAGGATAGAGGTAATAAATGAGCCTCTTAATGAAAAAGAAGATTTAATACAAGACTTTGTATCTATAATTACTAGTTTTACCGCTAGATTGTATGGACAAAGAAGAAGTAAAAGAAGAACCGAATTTCTTATAAAAAATCTACAAAGTGAATGATCCTAGTTGAAAAGCACATAATTAGATCAGGTAAATATTTCAATCAACTAATGGAAGTTACTAGATTGAGTAAAAATCTTTATAATTCTGGTTTGTATGCTGTGAGGCAGCACTATTTTGAATACAAGAAGTTCTTAAATTATGTAAATCTTAATAATATGTTTGTTGAACAGAAACAACAAGATTATTACAAACTACCAGCAAAGGTTAGCCAACAAACACTGAAAATGGTGGAACAAAATTTCAAATCATTTTTTGGATTACTAAAATCTGAAAAAACTAAAAAGGTAAAAATACCTAAATATCTGGATAAAAATTCCAGTTTTTTAACAATTTGGACAAATCAAGCAGTTTCTCTCAAAAAGAAGGGTTACTTAAAGCTATCAGGAACTGATGTCTATATCAAAACAGATATTGATCATATCAATCAAGTTAGAGTTGTTCCTAGAAATAATGAGTTAGTAGTAGAGATATTATATGAAGTCCGGGAAAATGATTTAAAGAAAGATAACGGAAAATATTCATCTATAGATCTTGGCATCAATAATCTCATGACTTTATCGGGAAACACAACAAAACCTATTATAGTCAATGGGAAACCACTAAAATCTATTAATCAGTATTACAACAAGAAAAAATCCGAAATTCAGGGTAAATTAGAAACAATCAACAAAACAAAAAAGAGCAAAAAATTAAATAAACTAACAAACAAAAGAAACAACAAAATAAATGATTATCTACACAAATCAAGTAAAATAATTATCAATCATTTAGTTTCCAAAGATATATGTACTTTAATAGTTGGATACAATCAATACTGGAAACAAGAGATAAATATTGGAAAAAAGAATAATCAGAATTTTGTTTCAATTCCCTATCTAAAATTATTAAATATGTTAGAATACAAATGTAAAAAAGAAGGCATTAACTTTGTCAAAAACGAGGAGAGTTATACATCCAAGTGCTCGTTTATAGATGGTGAGGAAATTAAAAAACATACAAAATATTTAGGTAAAAGAATAAAAAGAGGATTATTCGAGAGCGCGTCTGGTAAATTGATAAATGCGGATTTGAATGGATCTCTAAATATTCTCAAAAAAGTAGTTGGGGAATTTCAGTACCCAATAGAGGTGTGTAGCACGCCAAAAGTTATTAATTTAGCTTAGAAACTTTTTCTATGGATTTCCATAAAATTAGTAGCTATGAACAAGGATTATTTACTTCACCATTATCCAACCTATTTAGATAGATATTTTTCTGGGAAAACTATAAAATTTCGAGATCAAATTTTGAAGCGTGATTATTTTGTTCATCTGATCTCTTCGCTACTTACTAAATATTATTACACTAAAGAGAACGAGTTCAAGTTGAATGCTACTATCTTAAGAGAAACTTATGGTAAGTGGTATAACTATTATATGGAATATTTAGTTCATAACGGTATTCTTATTGTTTATAAAAATCATCAAAGGGGTAGGCGGTCAAGAATCTACCAGCTCTCTATCTCTATCTTAACGAGTCCTGTAAGTAGATATCTGAATGGTGATGAGATTTTGTTGAAAAAAAGAAAAAAATGGACAGATTATAATCTCAAATCAAGTGAATCACCTATTTGTATGGAGATAAGACAAAGGTTGATAGAAGATTTATATAGCGTTCAAATACAATATGATAAGGCTTGTTTTGAACTCTTATCAAAAGAACACCTCTCTCGAGTTGAACTTGAAAGAAATAACTTCGCGGTGGAATGTATTCGTGAAGGCGAAATCTATTTTCACTTTGATGATTATGGAAGATTTCACACACCTTTCACTATACTTCCCAAAAACGTTAGAAATAACTGCCTTACTATTCAAAATAGTGATATCACAGAGATTGATATACCAAACTCACAGCCACTATTCCTTCTAAAACTCATTCAGATGAATAGGCACATTCCGATAGAAGAGGTAGAGTATGAACTATTCTCAGAATTAGTTAGAGATGGAGTTTTCTATAAACATCTTTCTAAAATCTCTGGAAATAAAAATGTTAAAGAAGTGAAAAAAAATGTTTTTGAGATCTTTTTCGGACATAATAATCAAAACTCTACATCTAGATTATTTTCTGGTTTTTTTCCAAGTATCTTTAATTTTCTAAGGGTCATTAAAAGGGAACGTGGTGATTACCGATGGGTTTCCCATCAACTACAAAGATTAGAATCAGATTTTATTTTCAATAAAGTTATTAAAAAAATCTATAGTAGAGATCCCAATATCAAACTATTCACGGTTCATGATAGTATTTTTTGTAGAAAAGATAGGGTTGGGTTTGTAGATAACATCTTTATTTCAGAAATAAAAAAAGAGTTTGATTTCTAATCTTCTTTTTTAATATATACCTTCATGTTTGATTCTCTACATCAGTCAAGTTTTATTATCTTTTTCGATTATGATCACGCTCAAAAATCTATTATAGAATCCATTCTTTATTCAAGAAATTGGTTTATTCGTAATATATCTAAAGTGGACGATACACTTACAAGTGAAGCTCTTTTTTGCTACACACTTGATGATGTAAACTTGAAATCTGAAGCTCTGTATCTTTTACAAAAAACAGGCCTTCGTCACTGCGTTGTTTCTATTGAAAACTCTCTATTCATACTGACTCGTTCGAATGAATCTATAAAAATTTCTAGAGTAGTAGATGAGAACGATATCGAGCCGGTGATATTATACTTTATCATTCAAAATATGCCCTATAGATTTGTAAGAGAAAAAACTTATAATCTGGTTTCTATGAAAGAAGATTTAGAAAATGGAACCCAAGTTCAAGTTTTAGACGGTAAGGTGTGGATTGACATGGTTGTAGAAGATTTAGATAGTGAATGGAAAAACCTCTACGGAATCCTATCTAAATACGGCAGGGTTCGTATTCAAAGATAAAAAATATTTAGGCCAATCGATTAGAAAGGCCTATTTTAGGTCTCGAGTTGTTGATATAAGCCTCTAAGTTCTTATCATCGATCATCCTGAATTGATTGAATAGTTGAAGATTTTTCTGGTAGAGTTCCATATCGGGTTGGCCTCTGTGGTGCCAAAAATGAAATGCTCGATAGGGCATTTGGTGGTTAGATAGAAGACGAGATACTTTAACACTCTGCGCATCGTCTTCGGCTCCCCAACCGATATATTCTTCAGGCCATCCGGCAATTCTTTCGATAGCAGGTCTTCTAAAAATAGTAATACCTCCACAGAAAGGAACTTTTTGATGATCGTTTTCACCTCTACCTGGACGGTTGATTCCTAAAATTTGATTGAAATCAAGATTATTCTCCCACTCCTCTAGATCAACTACTGATTTGTAGGGATTCACTACATCGTAGAACTGCGTTTGATTGAGTGAATCAATTAGTTCATTTGGATTCATAATCACATCGGCATCTCCAAAGACCACAACCTGACTAGTTGAGTGTTTAAGACCTACGTTATAGGCTAAAGATTTAATGAAAGGCCCGTCGTTATACATAAAAATATGTTTACCTGGTAGGTTTAGATGATCGATTTTGGTGTTTCTATCTTGTTCTACTACAATAATTTCAACACCCTGAAAACCGGACACCCATTCAAGGACTTTTCTTAGGTTCATAATCCTATCTTGTGAAAATCTGAAAGCTATAATAAATGAGAATGGAGGCACTTTATGTTATTTTTTCTTTTTATAGTTTTTTTTAGACTATAAGTTTTTTTTTCATAGAATATAGCTGGAAATTAAAAAATATTCCGTAACTTTGCTATTATGAAAATTATAGACACTTTTTTAGAGCTGACCTCTCAAACTTATCCACACGGTCACGAACGGGAACTTGAACGATTTTTACCGAAAGGTATTTGTATCGATGAGTTTGGAAACTATTTTATGTATGTTGGAGATAAAACAACTACGACAATGTTTACTTGTCACTTAGATACCGCATCGTATGAAAAATCAAGAGTAACACATGTTATTCGTGATGATAAAATTTTTACCGATGGTCGAACCATTCTCGGAGCTGACGATAAATCTGGTATGACTATCCTTCTTTGGATGATTCATAAAGGTGTTCAAGGTCTTTATTATTTTTTTCTAGGTGAAGAAAGAGGTTGTGTTGGTTCGGGAAAACTTAAAAGAGTATTTACCGAAATGTATCCACTGATTACGAAAATAATTTCTTTCGATAGACGAGGCACACACTCGGTGATTACACACCAATCTTACGGAAGAACAGCCTCAGACGAGTTCGCTAGAGATCTATCAAGGCGACTAAACGAAACCGGTTATGGTTTTAGGTATGAGCCGGATCCCACGGGTATTTACACCGATTCCAATCAGTTTGCCTCGATAGTTCCAGAATGCACAAATATTTCAGTAGGTTACCGAGACGAGCACTCAACTTATGAATCTCAAATTATTTCACACCTTGAAAATCTTTGCTACGCAGTTACTCAAATTGATTGGGAATCAGTAGTAGTAGCTAGAGACCCTAAGGTAAAAGATAGTGGTTGGGGATACGACTATGGATATTGGGGGAGGAGCCAAAGCTATACTGAACGAGATGAATGGTTCGATGATTACTTTAGTCAATCGGATAGTTCTACCTATTCTCACGGGAAAACTTACTATGACGGAATAACGATAGACGAATTCGGTGATCCCGTTGATAGTAATGACGAAATTTCACTTGAAGATATTAAGATGGTCCTCGATAAAATGGAAGTCGAATACCAAAAAATCCACTGGAATGGTGAAGAATGTTATGTTGAAATTGATGGTTCTATGCAGTATTTTGCCGATAGAGAAAACTTAGTTGATTTTATCGATTATTATCAACACTTCTCTAACCAAGAATAAGTCCTGGGTTCTTGTATTCTCTGTTTTGAGAAATCTCTAAAAGTTGCTCGGTAGATAAATTTTCGGGGTTCCAACCTTTGTCTCTACAATACTGGTGAATAAATCTTTCTCTTAGTAGAGAGATTTCTTCTTTTTTGAGTCCTGTTTCTGATTTGATTAGTTGGTCTTTCATAGTGGTTTTTTATTTTTTCTGGGAATAATCCTTTTCATATATATAAAAATATATGATCATCACAAAAGAAATACGGGTAAAAATTACCGAGCAAAATATAAATCACTTTGAGAATCTCGGATATGAAACAGCACTGGGAGAAGAAATATCCATACCGGTTGAACTACTTACTTCGGGAAGTCATCATAGAATTCGTTGTAAGTGTGATAGTTGTGGTATAGAAAAAGATGTTATTTACAAGAACTATATCAAATACGATAATAACTGGGGAGAATATAAGTGTAGAAAGTGCTCTGAGTCAAAAAGAAAAGAATCACTAAAGAAATCTTTAGGTGTTGAATATCCAATACAAAACATTGAGATAAAAAAAAGAATATTATCTCGTTCAAGTGGCACGAAAGTCACTTCTAAACAACTAGATTAAAACTCAAACTCTGTTCCGGGCTCTGGTGGAGTCTCAGTTCCACCTTGTGCTGGTGGTCCTTGTGCTGGTGGTCCTTGTGCTGGTGGCTCCTCTGTACCTGGTTCTGCTGGTGGCGTCTCTGCACCGGGTTCAGTAGCTCCACCCTCGGGAACACCACCCATATCCGGTGTTGCTTCTGATGAACCTTCTACTTTTTTATTTAACCAATATCTTTCATTTTCATTTCTTTCTTCTTGAGAAAGACCATAGATATGTTCCATAAGATAATCAATATGGAAATAAGTTCTATCGTCTTTCATAAGAGAAAGAAGATTAGTAACAATAGATACTTTTTTATCCATATTTGACAGCTTTCTCCAATTCTCAAAAATTTGATTTACATTAAAAACAATATCACACTCATTTAAGAAAACTTCATCATCTTTGAGCTCGGGAAACTCCATACACATCTGAAGTCTTATGGGCTTAACGATGAGTTCTTTATAGATTGCACGAAGACGACCGATAAAATTTCCAAATACAACTTCATCACGAGTCATCGAAGATATTTCTTCATAAATAGTTCCACCACCAGAGGTTTCATCAAATCTCTGAAAAGGAATTTTAGAAGCTGATTGAAGAGCTTTCTTAAAGTATCCAAGAATAACATCCTCGTTTAAGTTGTGACCTTGGGGTTGTTTAATTTCCATGGTAGGAGTTCCAGCATCACTATCAGGAAACCAATATTGTTTGTTGTAGGGTAGATGTTTCGATCCACTAATCTGAAGAGTTCCTAGTGTATCATCCCATTCAACTTCTTCAGAGTAGTCAGAAATAAGTTGACCGATTTGCTCCTCTGCTCTTTGACGAGGAAGACCTTTCACAGGAATCGTAAATTGTTGATAAAGTGTAGCATTGATAACATTGAACATTATTCTTGCTTGTTCAATAACTTTCAACTGGTTGTAAGGCTTGATAAGACCCTCAAGATAAGAAATCTCTGTGTAGTCGTTTTGTGTTGAATAAGAGATGAAGATTATCTGTGAATCAAGAAAAATTCTTCTTAGTTGTGGATCTTCGGGAAATTGAATCCAAAGATTTCCAATATTTGGTTCATAAGCTGGAACTAATGTTTCCGGCTTTAATCTGTTGAAATGAACAACGTTTTGTTTTTTATCATCCCAAACAATTTCCATGGCTATGTAACCATCTATCAAAAAATCTTTCATTAGATTGAAAGCTGTTATGCCATCATTAAATCCGTATTTGTTATATATTTTCTCGAAAAACTCTTGATATTTATCTCTAATTTCTTGTGAATACGAGGCGGATATGTTTTTTGGTGTACAAAAATCTTTCTCACTATAAATAATTGCCTCTTCGGCTACTCTTGAAACATAATCTCTCAGGTAATCTTTGATCGAATATTCACGAAGTATTCTTCTTTTATCAATATAAGCTCTATCAAGATAAGGTATTGATTTTTTGTTTAATACACTAGCAACTGCTCTTTGTGAGAAAAAATCATAATACGATCCATCTTTTTGAGAATATGGATCCTCATTCATATTTACACCCACGGTGTTTCTTAAGATCATATCGTCGTATTTCATACCCCATGAACTCAAATTTCTTAAAAGTCGTGAGAAAAGACCACGATTTTCGACTGATGAACTCATTATCAGTCCAGAGCCTTCTCTATTTTGAGGATTGTATGATGCCATTAAAACTTTTAATCTTTATTTTTATATATTAAAATTTTGGTTATTGGTTGAACTTTTCTAAGTTTCTCTGGATTCTATCGTATCTTTCTTTTAACTCAACTGGAGTAAAGTTCTTACCCTCGGCTTCTTTATAGAGCTGCTCAAGAGATAACCTTTTCATTTCTGCGTCTCTTTGTTGTTGTTTATCTTTCTTGGCGAGCATAATCTCGTATAATTTTTTTGGATCATATTTATTGATAGGGTGACCAGCGTATAGAAATCTTGGAACTAGATTGGTATTGATTCTGTGAGATTGAGTGAGCTGTGCCATATTATACTCCATGAGGCTATATTCAAATCCTATTTGTAAAAGTTTATTGTAGATGCCTTGAAAATCGACCGGTAGATCACGATTTTTTGTAAAATCATCCTCTATCATATAATCATCAAATATTCTCGCACGAAACTCTAGTGGTATAAAATTCAAGTTCAGAGCTAGTATAACAATTTTATTCTCAAATTTCTTGAACTCTACCGTAAATACCGGTGAATAACTCATCCAATTAGATTCATCTCGATAATGAAAAAAATAAAAACCACCGAAACTAATCTCACGAAAGGGAATGTTCTGGACCTCTTTATCACTACCTCGATATTTATTATAAAAAAATACAGAATTATTTTTATAGGCATCTGCGGTAGATACCTTTTTTAGATTATTATCTGATTGAACTTTATCTAGAAGAATTCCCATTTCTTCTATATATAAAGATATGTTAAACCAAAAACCTACTAACACACAGAAATACCATCAAGGATTGTATATTCCACAGAATCGTGATAAACTCATTAAAGCTAACAACGAAGGTGGCGTCTATTATAGAAGTGGTCTTGAGAAAAAAATGATGATCTATCTAGATCTTAATGATAAAATTTCAAGGTGGTGCTCAGAATATATTAAAATACCTTATGAGAAAACCGAATGGAGTTCTGTAAGAAAAGATTTTGAGACAACCCAACATACTTATTATCCTGATTTTTACTATGAACTTTATAAATCAGACGGTAGTCTTTCTAAAGTTGTAGCAGAGGTTAAACCACGCTCAGAAACAATTGAGCCAGTAATCAAGGAAAACATGACCTCGAAACAGATAAGAAATCTCGAATACAGCTTAAAAACATATAATAAAAACCTACAAAAGTGGAAGTATATGATAGAATATTGTCAGAGAAAAGGGTTCGAGTTCATTATTATCACCGAAGAACATTTAGGAAATTGAGGGTCTTTTCCAGATCCATTTATCTTGACCACATCCCCAAATTCTATAATAATTTTGTGAATGCATGATTTGAACTTCAGTAAGTGTTGAATCATGGCCTAGACTAACTAATTTTCTTTTATTGTAACCAAACCGATGTTTTCTCAAACCATCGACCACCCACCAGTAGTTCAATCCACTATTCTTATCAAAAATGAATCCGAGTCTAGAATATACTTCACCAGAATATAGGGAAAGATCTGCGTAGGTTTTGATCTCTTCAATATTTGTGTTATTTCTGATAAAATATTCGAACAATCTAGATGCCGAACCAGTGACCTGATAATCAATACCGTTACAAAATCTTAGAAGTTCATATTCTTTTTTTCCATTGATCCAACGAAAGCCAAAAGTCATTAAGCTTACTAATCTATCTTCATAAAAAAGACCCAACGCTGTTGAATAGTTGGAATAACCTTGTATATGATTATCATTTAAAAACTTAGAAACTATTTCTCTTTGAGTTACCCCTTTAATTTGGCATTTTCTAGCAAATATTCTATTTTTAGATTTTTTACATCTATTTAATAAAATAGATTTAAGAACTTCTTTTCTATTTTTCCAGTCATCCTCCCAGATATGTATAAGTTGAACGCCTCTTTCTTTACATAAGTTTGTTTTCGTGAGATGATAGTTTTTATCTTTTTTAAATTCACTATGCCAATAAAGTCTGTTGAACTCAATAGCGAGATTGTGATCTGGTATATAAATATCAAGAAGTAGAGGTGAAATAAGATCTCTTTCACTAATTTTATGGTTGATTTCTTTTTCGTTTAGAAAAGAAGAAATTTCATCTTCAAATTTACTTCTATTGTATGATTTTATATTATCTCTTGAATGTTTTGTGTTCAAGTATGTTTCAACTCCGTATTTTATGAGGCAAGTTTGTTTTATTTTTTCTTTGACCTGGTCGAGTTCTAGCTGGTGATTGACGCCCCATCTTTCTAAGTAATATTTTTTTGTTTTCAATTTAAATTCTTCAGTCTTAAAGTAATGATCTGTTCCCCATTTTTCAAGTGCCGTTTTCTTGTATTTTTCTTGTATTTCTGGGTTTTGAAAACTAGATTTATGACCCCATCTCTCTAGGTTAGTTTCTTCCTGTCTTTTTTTGATGGTATCTGACTTAGAAACGTTATCCACACCCCACTTTTCTATCGAGGTATTCATTCTCTTCTCTTTTGTAGATTGATCTGTGGCTGAACATTTTGCTGAACAAAAGTCCCTATATCCATCTCTCCAGTTACGGTGAAAAGAGGTTTTACTCCCACACTTACAAGTATAATACTTCGGTTGGTTCGATACCCAATGCCAAATTTTCTGGATAAAGGGTAAGTCTTCAATATTTTTACAAAAACTTACGATCTCTTTGTATAGATCAGAGAAATTATTTCTGAGGAAATTTTCTCGTAATCTAACAGAGTGACCTTGTGTGACTTCATTTATCTTATTTAATCTTAGTTCATCCATAGACGAGGAGCGAATGTTTCATATTATATATATAGAAATAAAAAAAGTCCCTCTTTTGGAGGGACTTTTTCTTTTTTTGATTACAAGAAGGTTAGTTCAAGTATCCATTGGCGTCAGTAACGACCATAGTCATATACTGCTTTTGTGGATACCAACCTACTTCAGTTACAGCGTATCTAGATCTTAAAAGCATTCTTGGTGCGAATGTAGCTTCTGAGATAATACTGATGGATTGTGCCATCAAGTAAGGAACAAAGATGATACCTGGTTGATCAGGGTTGTTCTTTCTTCCGATTACGATTCTGTTGTCGTTATACTTCATATAAGGATCAACATATACGGTGATATCACCAATTTGACCTACTGGGTAAAGCTGACCAGAACCACTCAATTTTGATTTTAGAGGGTTGATAGTATAACCAGCGATGTCCATAAGCGATGCAGCTAGACCTCCGTTTGTTACAGCGAATTGAGCTGGACCAACACGACCTTCTGTGGCTATGAAGTTAGATGCATGAACCATTTTGGTGATAAGTTTTCTCTGATAGGCGTGTGTTGTTTCACCACCTGGTGCGGTAGCATAACTTGTATTATAGTCGAAGATAGAAGCACCACCCCTTGTAGGAGCAGAAGTTCTGTTGAGGTTACCCATTTCGAAAATCTTAAATACAATTTGCTTAGAGATAGTCTGTGAAAGTTCATTCACAAGGATACTTTCCATTTTTTGAGTGATATCCATACCAGTGTTGGCTTTGATATCCTCAATTTCAGTTCTTCTAAGAGCTGATGATACTTCAATTGTACCTACAGCAACCGACTTAGTAGAAACTTTTGGTCCGATTACACCTGCGTATGAGTTGTCATCGTCACCACGACCCATTGGGTAATCACCAGAAGCAGAAGCTCCTGTCCAGTTTGCTGAGAAACCAGGAATGTGATCTTCAAGTGCTGAAACAAGTTCAACAGTAACACCAGATGCAGTTACACCAGCGATGTTACGAATTTGAGCTGCGATAGTAGCAGTTGGGCCAAATGTGTTTTTTGCTTGATCATATACGTTTAGAGATGTGAATGCTGACAAATTAGCCGAACCAACAGCGTTTGTTTGTCTGTAGGCTCTGAACATTGGGTATCCATCGATACGTGAGAAACCTAAGAATTCAACAAGACCTTCTTTATTGTCAGAAGCAGCAGGTATAGCTTGAGTCATAGCTGTAGAGTTGAATACATTATCAAAAATTCTACCACCGGATAGACCACCAGTTGTTTCTGTGATGGCTGGGCTAGCACCTGCTAAAGAAGCTGTGATACCTGCTTTGATGGCATCCAAGTTTGAGGCATTAACCTTGAAAACTTGTGGTCTGCCTTCATTTTCTTCATCTACATCATCGTATCTGAAATCGATGAATAGAAGTTCAATTCTTGGGCCAGGGGTTGGTTTTACAGCTACAAGGTCAAGACCGATTGTTTGAGCTGCGATTTTCATAGCAACTGGTAGTAGATTCTGAGCTACGTCACCCGAACCAGGAGTTGCGTTGATGGTTTGACCAGCGAAGCTGGCTGGGTTTGGAGCTAATACGCTACCCATACCTTGAATACCTGCGTTTACGTAGGCATTTTCATTGATTGAGTGATATTCAGCATATTCTGACATCCAACCCAAACGTTCACTATCTGTGACACCCATGTTCTCTAGAACAGGAGACCACTTCTTAAGTGCTTTTTGTGAATCAATTCTTATGTGAGACATTTTTTTATTTTTTTTTGTTTTATATATTCCTTAAAAAACCATACTTTTTACAGAGGTGGATTTTTTATTGAATATTAGATACTTTTGAATCTTTCTAGTATAGATCCGATTTCTTTTTCACTTAGTCTATCTTCTTGAATAAGAGCTTCGTGAGAAACTAACTTCTTAGAAGTTTGTTCTTTTTTGAATTGTCTTGTGTTCCAGAAGTGTTCAACTTTAAGTTCAGAATCAAGTTCTGGATAAAGTTTAGCTTGTGAAATAATCGATTTCTTACTTGATTCATCGATCTTTGTCCAGATTGGCTTTATGTTATCAGGCATCAATCTGATTAGTCTTTCTTCTAAAGACTCGTTTTTGGCCGATAGAGCCTCGTTGATTAGTCTTAAAACCTCACCACCAGTAAAATAACTTCTTTCGTTTACATAAAGTTTTACTGTTTCCTGCTCTTCATTTGTAAGATTGTGGAAACTATCTACTTGTGTTTTGTTAAGGAATTTTAAGAAATTCAAATCATTATTCTCAGAAACTTTTCTTTTTTTAGCTTCTAAAATCAGTTTATCTATTTGTTTTGATAATTTAGATTCATTGTAAACAGGGTTCTCTTCTTCTTCGAGTGGATCGGTTTCGATAGTATCTTCATCGTAACCACACTCCTCACAACCTTCTGTGTCCATATAGTATGCAGAAGTTGATTTTGGAAGATCTCCTTTCATTTTGCCATACATCGGAAGTTCTTCTTCTTCGTTTGGTTCGTCTGTTGGCATTTCATCCATAGCAACTACCTCTTCTTCTTCAAATCCGAAGTCTTCAAGTGTTGGAATAATTTTACCACCTTTTGATTCATTGATTCTTGAACCATTTAATTTTTCTGAAATAAGTCCAGCATAAGAAATTGTCTTATCAACATTTTCAGCTAGATACTCAGAATAAGCGATGTTATCATCTAGATGCTCGGCGATGTATTCAGAGTAAGCGATGTTACCATCAAGGTTCTCAGCGATATACTCAGAATAAGCAATAGAGTTATCTAGATTTTCAGCTAGATATTCAGAGTAAGCGATGTTTGTATCAAGGTTCTCAGCAATATACTCTGCGTATTTGATACTACTTTCTAGATTCTCAGCAATGTATTCTGAGTAGGAGATATTTCTATCCAAGTTCTCAGCTAGGTATTCTGAATAAGAAATATTTCTATCCAAATTCTCGGCTAAATATTTAGAGTAAGAGATATTTCTATCTACGTTCTCAGCTAGATACTCAGAGTAAGAAATGTTCTTGTCTAGATTTTCGGCTAGATATTCCGAATAGTTGATTGCTTTTTCTAGATTTTCGGCTAGGTAATCGTTGTGAGAAATGATTTTCTCAGTTTTTGTTCTCAAGTCTTTGTTTTCATTAACAACAACTTGAATTTTCTCAGCTAGATAATCTAAATATTTAACTACTTGGCCGTTAGTCTTATTAAGTTCTTCATAATACTCAATAAGTTTTTCAACTTTCTTAGGTTCAACACTACCTTTGGTGATAGCTGTTTTTACCTGTTGCTTTGTTGAAGCGATTTCATTAATTAGATAATTAGAATAGTCCGTGAGTTGTCTTTTTGTAACAAATTCATTTTTGTTCATATTAAAAAGTTCATTTATTTTGGACTCGTTGGATACTTCGTATATCCTAAAGTTGCTTTTATTATTAAATCCTAGGGATTCATTGATCGAAGACATACGAGCTGATGCAAATCCAGGATCTGCTACGATATCGTAAGTAAATAGTTTCTTGAGTGTTACTGATCCGTCGGATTCAGTAATACCAGCTGCTCTTGAGGAAACAAAGATTGGGCAACCATCATCAACAAGTGACTTAGCTTCTTTACCCCAATAAGTAGAAAGTAGTTTAATTCTACCATCAACTCTGTTTTCATTTTTGAGATATTTTGCCTCTAAAACAAGGTGTGAAGCTCTAGAAAGAGATGTATCAAAAACATCTGGGTGATCAAATTCGCCATAGACGACACCCATGTTTTGAATTCTTTCTGTTAGTTCAGTTAAGGCCGGAACGAATTTATCGGCTGTGTATATCCTCTCATTTCTGTTCTTTTTATCGAACTCGGTGAAGATACCACCTAGAACATAACTGTTTTTTTGTGATGTTGCACTCTCATTGACCTCTAAAGGATTAGTGTTGTTTTCAACAATTAATATTGGTTTCATGAAGGCTTTTTTTTGTTTATATATTAATTAAAAAATCCACTATTAAAGAAGGTGGATTTTTTATATAAACTCAAAAACCTACTTATTCAAGATCCATTTTCTGTTACCACAATTCCAAACTCTTGAGTATCCAAGTTCTTGTGTTATTTGCTCTTCTGTTTTGTTTGGATCAGCTCCTTTTTTTACAAGTAAGTGTTTTCTATAGTTGAAACGATGTTTTCTAATACCATTAACAACATACCAATATCCGGGTTGTGATTGTCCTGAATAGTCAAAACCCAATGTTTCGTATAGTTCTCCCTGAGAAATCATATTATCTGAGTAGGTTTGTATCTGTATCCAAGAATAGTTGTTTTTAAAGTGTTTTAGTAATTTTGAGGCACTTCCTGGACAACTAACATAATTTTTGTTACAAAATCTAGTTAGTTCCCATATACCTTCACCACCTTTTCTAGAAATAGGTAATCTTATTTTGGAAAAACACATAAGTGATATTAGTTCGCCTTCATAATACAATCCTAATCTTACAGAAGATTTACAATCTCCTTGTAAATGATTATCTTCTAAGAATTTTTTTGATTCTAGATAGAGAACTTCTCTTATCTGACATTTTCTAGCCCAAATACGAGTAGTTGGTCTTTTCAACTTGTTTAAAATGAAAGATTTCACGATATCTTGTTTGGTCAAATAATCATCTTCCCATATAGTATAAAGTTTTATTCCTAGTTTTTCACACACTTTCATTTTTTCTAGATGATAATCTTTGGACTTGAATCTAGATGAGTGCCAAAAAACTCCATTAAATTCAAATGCAATTTTAAGATCTGGTAGATAAAAATCAAGCTCTTTGGGATATATTACTGATTTATCATTCATAAGAACTTCGCCATCAAAATTTTCCTGAAATATTTTTAACAATTCTTCTTGTTTTAGTGAGATAGTCTCACCTATAGGATGGCATATAGTGCATATAGGTGTTGAATTTTTTACTCTTGTATAGAACTGATAGGTTAAAATATTGAAATTCTTAAAACACTTATTACAACCAAAATGTAGCGAAGTAGTATCTGTATCTTTATCAAATCCAAGAAAAGTATAGTCTGATGGATTTATTTTTTCTTCAATTCTATCTCTATAGTTTTTGTAAAACTCGAAGATTGTTTTTTTATGAACTTCTGGATTAGACCAGGGGTGTTCTGTACCCCATCTTTCTATAGACGTTTTTTTATAGGATTCTTTCCAGATCTGGATGTTTTCTTTGAAACTTTCAACTCTTTTATCTAATATATCTCTATTCTTTGATGGATTATCAACTCCCCAATTTTTGATAAGTGTTTCTTTTGATTTATTTTTAACCACATCACTAGACATAGGTGAATTACCGCCCCATTTGGTTTGATTAGTTTGTATTATCTTGTTCCGAATGGTCGGGGATTCACTTGGTGTTTTAGTTCCCCATTTTTCAAGTGAATTATTTATTTTTTTATTTTTTACATTAGGATCAGAAGAAATACATTTTGTAGAACAATATGAAATATATCCTAGAGTTGAATTTTTATATTTTGTAAAATTCTTACAATCATCTCTTTTACATTTTGGTTGAGTAGTAATTCCGTGATATGATAAGTAAACCTTTTCTTTGAACGGTAAGTCATTCAATCCATTTTCTTTGCAAAAATTTAAGATAGCTAAATAATGATCCGGATAGTGATATTTGACATAAGATTCTTTTGACATCTTACCTGAACTATCATTTTTTAATAAGTTGCCTAAATCTTCTAACATACCTTTCTACATATATATAAAATACTCCAAAAGTTTTTTGCATAAAAAAACCAGACACTTTGGTCTGGTTTTTTTGTTTTGCACTTTTTGTTATGCTGTGATAAATCCACCACTTTGTATTGCCCCGGTTCTGAGAATTGTTACGTTGTTTACTATAACACCCATCGCCTTTATAGGTTCTACATAAGTATCCAATACACCAATCTGATTATCAATAATATCAGGTGTGTTGTTTTCTTCATCACATTTGTTAAAGTAGTTATACAAACCAGCTCTGTTGACATAGGTTTCGCAGATTACATCAGCTCTGAGTTTAATTTCAGCTCTAATTTCTGGAGTATTAAATTTCCATTGGAAATCAAGTAACATATCAGCTAGTTCTCTCTCAAGTTCAATAAGAACTTCTCTAACGTGAATATAAGATAGAGCAGATACAAACTGAGTTTGTGCTGTATTTTCTGTTTCAATTACGAATCCTCTGTTTCTCTTGAATACAATAGGGTTCATTTTAGCTCCGTTCAAGTTTTCAATATCTGTTAGTGAAAAGTCTATTTCTAGATTATTGATGCCAAGAACTCTACCGTTTGTAACACCTGCAACAACTGTCCAAGGAGTGATTGTTGAGTTTGTTGTAACAATTTTTCTCAAATAAGATCCTGCTACATACATAGCTGGTGGAATATCAATTATTCTACCATTATCATCAATTGTAACGTAAGGTGCAAAATATCCAACAGCTGATACACCTTTACCCTGTCCAAATGAATATAGGAAAGCAGCTGCTGTGTCTGGGTCTCCACCCTGAGCTATAAAGCTTGTCTGAAGAACACCTTCGCTATCTACGAAGCTTGGTGATACAGAAGTTCTGAAACTTCTCATCGATGGCATATTAATGATACCGAACGCGTCAAGTCTTTCTCCACAAATATCAACTAATTGTTGTTTTGAATTTTCGATAAGACCAAGACCAAATGAGTCAACTACATATCTGAAGTCAAGAGCTTCTTTATTTGTAAGAGCTCTAAATAGTGGAGTCCCTTTAGCTACAAGATTCAAGATTTGGTTTTGACGAGTTTCTGTTCCATCCGGCATCGATGCTTCTCTAATTTGGAATCCTTCGAATGCAAGGCCCTTATAAGTGGTTACATAATTTTCGATTGAACTATATCTCTTGGTAATATAATCACCGTTCACAGTTGTTTTCTTAATTGCTGAATCACAAGTAAGCTCTGTGAGTGCGGTATTTCCACTCCATCTTCTTTTTGTTAAAATTCTAGTGAGTTTTCTTGGAACTTCACCAGTAGCCAATGAAGCAGTTGAATAATCAGCTTCAAGAAAATCTCCAATCTTAATCTCAGGATATCTAGTAGAATCCACTAAGATCTTATTTGTATTTTCAGTCCATCCTGTTGGAACTAGAATATCGACTGTTTGATCGAAGTTACCTCTCTTAGAATAGGGGAAAAAGTTTGTATTATAGTCTAAATTAGTAAGAGATTGTGTTCCAACTAAAGTTTCATCTGTAAATTTACAGATAAGATTTTCATTAGAACTTGTATCTGAAGTATACATTTTCAGATAGTGTTTTGTATCAGCATCCCAAATATATTTAGCAACTCCACTCTCATTCGACACAGATTTGTCTAGAACATAATATGATCCACTAGCCGCTGTAATTTCATAAATAGATGTATTGAGTGTTGAATCTGGTAGAACAAAAGAAAATCCTACTCCAACTTCAGATGGAACACTACCACCTGAAAATAATATCAAATCAAGATCTGAATCTAAAAACTGATAACTAATCGTTCCTGATAGAACATTAGGGTGAAAATAATCACCAGTATTGATAAATCCGTCGTAGTAGTTTCTAAAGAACGTTGACCACTCACCAACTGAACCCATATCTGTTGTCTCGGCTACTTCGGTCTTTGTTTCAAAACCATTTATACCTAATATCAACTCATTATCTACTCTATATAGAACAAGAACACCAGACTGCATCATTGAGGTTACTGCCTCTGGTAATACGAGTTGGAAAGATTTGTTTTGTGTTTGTGTATTGACTACATTTTGAACTTCAGTATTTTGTAAACTTAGTTTGTCAAAATCTGTATTCAATAAAATAGAACCTTTATACTTATCGGTCGATTGTAAGAAACTTACAAGAGAATTGAAAGTTTTAATTCTTCTATAGTTCTCGTAATCAGATGTTGCGATTGTTCCAGTTGTTGATGGGAATAATACATTAAGTGTTTTAAGGTCTGAACCAGTCGCCGTGATATAGTAGTCTGAACTCGAACCATGTGAAAGCTCTCTGTAACCACTATGACCTACCGTAACATTTGAATATGTTACGCTACTAAATGAACCAGACACAATATCATAAGTAGTATATCCTAGAACAATATCCGTAGCAGCTACTGTTGGTTTAGAAGAACCTCTTAAGGTCTTGAATTCACCACTTGAATTCAAGTAGAATACTTGTGAATAAGTTCCGTTGGATAGTGTCCCGGCACTTACTGTGTATGTGAAATTATCCGTTAGTGATATAGTTGAAGATCCTATAACTACAAATGAATCAACACCAACTTTATATTCGAAGTTGAAACTTGTGTCACCCATCAAACTGAAAGACCATGTATATCCACTAATTGTTCCTGCCACTAAATCATAGATGTATCCATCTGAGTAGAAAGCAGTTCTTTCTTCTCTTGTTGGTGCTACACGAAAATCTGCTGAGAAAGTTCCAGCTAGACCGATAACATTACCAGGAGAATCCAAAAACTTTTCAGAATATGAAAGTTTTTCAATAAGTGTTTCTTTGTAAGAAAGAAATTCTACTGAAGTAGCTGAGCTTCCTACTAAATTAGCACCGATTAAATCAACAAGTCCATTTGGATAATCTGTCTCGAATAGATCGTTGTCAAAAGTACAAAATAGACCCGATCTATCGGTATCGTTATTTATAATAGTTTCAATAAAGATATTTCTACCATTTGCATCCCTAAAGTATGGAACAAGTGATAGACCTTCATAATAGGCTAAAAGATTGATATTTCTATCGTTTGCGAAATTTCTAAGTTCACTCTTTTTGATTCCTTCTGTTGTAAAATACTGTGAC